GAAAGTTCTCACCAAGGGTAAAATCGGAGAAACTTACTTAGTGGGTTCCGATTGCGAGAAAACTAATTTAGAAATAATTACTGAGCTTTGTAAAATATTAAAAAAGGACCCTAATGAATATATTTCTTTTGTAAAAGACCGCCCCGGTCACGACTTCAGGTACGCTATAGACAGTTCAAAGATAAGAAAAGAGCTAAAATGGAAATCAAAAATAAACCTAAAGCAAGGACTCAAGAAAACAGTAAAATATTATGCATGAAACATTGATAGAAGACGTCAAGCTTCACGTTGATTCCGTGAACGGTCAGGACGACGAACTTAATATTGTTGGGTGGTGCGCTTCCGCCTCAAGCAAAGTGGACAACGTAAGACTATCGAAAGGTAAGGAGTCCTTTGTGGGCGTATACGGGAAAGAGCGGAAAGATGTGCAGGAGCATTACGAAAATAAAGACTTCTTAAATTCGGGATTTTCTATATCTATTCCGCGAAAATTCAAAGACGCAAAAGATCTATGCTTGGAGGTTTTGAAAAAGAAAGCATGGACAAAGGCTGTCAACATTGAAGGGGCGGAGGCGTGGTCTCTGACAGAAGAAAAGAAAACGGTCGATTTCAAAATTTCAAAAAAGTTAAACCCAGAACTGATAGTCATTGACGACTTTTACGAAAACCCAGACGAGATAAGAGATTTTGCTCTATCGCGTGGATACGCGCCTCACCTCGAATACCACAAGGGGCAAAGAACCGAGTCCAAGTATATTCCTGACGGGATCAAGGAGACTCTAGAGACTCTTTTACGAATGGAAATCACGAGCTGGGAAGATCAAGGGGCGAACGGGGTGTTCCAGTTTTGTACCGCTGAAGACTCATTGGTGTATCACGTCGACGCACAGACTTATGCAGCCGTTGTTTTCCTTACCCCAAATGCCCCAGTCTCATGTGGGACCACCTTCTTTAAGAGCAAGAGTACGGGGCTATTACATTCTCCGACAGACGAGGATTCTGAAAGAATAGGCCGAAGCAAGGACGACTTATCTTTCGAAATTTTTAAGAATAACTTTTACGATAAGACAGATTTAGAGGTGGTCGATGTCGTTGGTAATGTCTATAACAGGCTTGTAATCTGGGATGCGAAATTAATCCATGCCGCTTCCGAATACTTCGGAGACCAAAAGCAAAATTCAAGATTGTTCCACATGTTTTTCTTTGACGCAAAATGAAAATAACAGTTTTACAACCAAACCTCTTTCCTTTCAAAAGCTACTTAGAGGTTGTCAATAAGGTGGATAAAGTAGTTTTTGCTGATGACACATACTACAACGATAAATCTTGGGTGAACAAAACTGTACTGAAAAAAAATGGAAAGAAAATCGTATTCAGGGTACCCATAGAAGAGCGCGCAAGTAGTAAGAAAATTTGTGATTTAGTTGTATCCGTGGGTAACTGGAGAAGAAATCTACTTAAAATAATCGCGTCAGAATACAAAGAGTCTCCCAATTTTGAGAGAGTGTTCCCGGTTGTAAAAGAGATAGTGAAGCTACCGTCCGAGAATATCTCACATATAGCAGCTTATAGCGTCTTTAGGATAAGCGAGCTGTTAGGGATGGAAACGAAATTTTGCCTATCGTCTATAGCTTACAAGGGCACCGAGGGTTCGTTTTACAAAAAAATAATTAAAATTTGCAAGAAAGAGCATTCGAAAGAGTTTGTGACTTTCGCTATGTATAGGGACACTTTCAATAGCGACTTCTTCATAAAGAATAATATAAAAATAGGTTACTATTCGTCCTCTTCGGAAAGTAATTTCTCAATTATAGATCAGTTGATGAATGATGAGGGATTATTTAAATAAATGGTGTAATTCTTGGTAACCATGAGAGAAAAAGGCAGCCCCGCTAAGGGCAAGGTGAAGATTCGTGGAGCTAGGGAGTTAGCCGAAGACTTAAGCGAGTCAAGCGCTAATAAGCTCACCAGAGCCCCGAATCCAATAAAAAAGCAAATTAAACTCAACCAGTTCCCTTGGACGGAAAAACAAAAAGAATTTTTTAAGGTAGCTCTAGATCCCTCTACTAATATAGTTTTTGTAAACGGTCCGGCGGGGACAGCGAAAACTCTTCTTTCCGTATATTGCGGGCTTCAACTTTTAAACATGAAGGTTGCTGAAGATATTATGTATCTAAGGTCAGCTGTGGAAAGTTCCGATAAGGGTTTAGGCTATCTGCCCGGCGATGTAAACGAAAAGTTAAGATTTTACAATCTTCCATTTCTCGACAAGCTAGAAGAACTGTTAACCGAGAGTAACGCTCAGAAGCTAGAAGACCAAAAAAGAGTCTCCATGTTTCCGGTTAATTTCGCAAGAGGCATGAACTGGAAACATAAGTGCATTATCCTTGACGAAGCTCAAAATAGCTCCGCGAAGGAAATCGTAACCGTGCTTACTAGGATGGGTGAAGGATGCAGGTGCTTTGTCCTAGCAGACCCAATGCAAACCGACTTAAAAAACGAAAGTTCACGAGGAGGGTTCGAGGGTTTATCTGAAATTTTTTCAGACGAAGAAAGCGTTAATATGGGAATATACACGTTTGATTTCTCGGAGGAAGACATCATGAGGTCAGAATTAGTTAAGTTTTTGGTTAAAAAAATTCATCGATTTTCGGAGGAAGAATAGATGCATCCCGCGCTAAGGAGGGAGTTTGAGAACCTTAAGGCTCTGGCCGATAAAAAAGAAAAACCCGTCGCCATCATGGAAACACAGTTGGAGAACGTAGCTTTTATTTCTTCCGGAGAAAAGCTGGTTTGCTTGGTTATACTCGAAGAGGAGATTCACAACCTGTTGTCTTGCTATAGGGTTAACCTTAGTAAATGGAAATATGCGCAAGATGAGGGGTTTGGGGTAAAAGATATCCCCGAGTGCTTGGGGAAAGAGATTCTGATTAAGTTTAATTCCCCTACTGAATACCTGAGATATTTAGATTTTTAACGTTACACTTTTTTAATTTTTACTTCATTTATTTTCGTAAGATTCTTACCGTCTGTTATAATAGGTTAGTATGAAAGTTTATTGTCAAAAATGCGGATCAAAAGTTGAATTTTCCGCGAACAACAAACCGAAGTTTTGCCATAGCTGCGGAGAGTCATTAAGCCTTGGATCCAACGTGACGAACGCGGGAGAAGAGGACGTTGACGAAGAAGTCTCGGACGCGACAAGCGTACCAGTTATTAACGGGCTAGACATTGAAATACACACAGAACAAGTAAGGGGCGAGCCCTTAGGGTCTCTAATGGGAACAGCTGAAAAAGGCGCGCCCCAAATGGATATAAACCGCCCGAAACTAAACAGAAAGGAGGTCTTAGAAAACTTTTCGAAAGAAGCTGGCGCTTTGAGAAAGAAGACCCCTAAGAAAGGTTAAACCTAACTAAAGGGATGAACAAAAGCACCCGTAAAAAAAAGCCAACGTTTGAAGAGAGTTACGATTTCATCAATCAGGAGATACGAAAGAGAAGTAAAAAATGGAGCCTGACGTCCTTAAACTGGATAGACTATGATGACGTTTCTCAAATCATTAGGGCGCACATTTATGAAAAATGGGCACTGTATGATACGGAGAAACCTCTAGGCCCTTGGTTAAATAGGATTATATCTAATCAAATTAAAAACCTAATAAGAAACCATTATGGAAATTTCGCTAGGCCATGTTTAAAATGCGAAGCAGGAGAAGGGGAAGCTTCTTGCAAAATATACGAAACACAATGTGACGATTGCCCTCTCTATGCGAAGTGGGAAAGAACCAAGAAATCAGCTTACAGCATCAAGATCCCCCTCTCACTGGAAGATCATGTTTTTGAAACAGATTCGATAGAGTCCGTAAACTCGGGAGACACCGAGAAGCATGTTAATTTAATGCATTTTAAAATGAATCAGATTTTAAAGCCAAATGAATGGATAGTTTACGAGGGGCTTTACATAAAAAATTTAGAAGAAGACGATGTGGCGGAAAAGCTAGGGTTAAAGTCAAACGAAAAAAACAGGAAGCCCGGCTACAAGCAGATTAAAAATCTAAAAAAGAGCATATTGAGAAAAGCAAAAGAATGCATTGAGAAAGGGGGAATTGAATTATTATGAAAATTATAGACAACATAGCTGACAAATTGTACCTAGGCGTTTCCAAAGTCCCGGGAGCAGGGGTAGGTTTATTTGCGGGGGTAGACATATTGTCTGGTAAGCCTATCTGCGAGTACAAAGGCGAACTTCTTGATTTAGAAGGCCAAGACGGTGCTAGTGGCTCAGTTTCCCTCTCAGAAGCGTCTCAGAAAAGGTTAGGGGAAAAATACGCCTACACAATGAGCTTGGGGTTTGATAGACCCTTGGCGCTATACGCGATCAGCTGGCGAAAACAATCGTCTAAAACGACTGGGAGGGAGGGGAAGATGATAGACTGCCAGCCCTCGTTAACTGATGAAGAAATGGGCCTTGGGGGATTCGTAAACGATAAGCGAGGCCCCCTTGAGAGAAGCGGTGAAGAGTACGAGAAAGAACGAGAGACGCGAGAAAAGCAGCCCAAGTCTGGAGACGACTTAAAAGCCGAGAACGAATTAGATATTTCGCAGGGGTACAATTCCACTTATTGGTCACACCCAACAGAAGCCTTGATTTATATATTATCCATAAGAGACATTAAAGCGGGTGAGGAAATCTACGTAAATTATGGACACTCATACTGGGTCCCGTTTATCAAAAGAATCAAAGAGAGTCAAGAGCAGCAAGAAGTGACAGCGGCAAGTACGCCGGAAGACTTGAAGCCTGCCGATTTAGAAAATACAAAAGATGAGTAGCTTCAACTTAACAGAAGATCAAGAAAAGATAGTTCTAGAAGAGTGGAATTCCAGACCAGATTCCCCGCCTTCGCTATTGGAGCTTATAAGGCTCGCTTTCCCCAATCAAGACTTAGACGGAAGAACCAAAGAGGGGAAAGCTGTTAAGGCCTTCTTGGCGTCTAGGAGCATAAAGGCTAGGGCGGCTCACGAATACAAAGCGAAAACAAAAATGGACCTCACCGAAGAAGACGAAATTTTCATAAAGAATAATCTTGAATTTATGAGTTCCGTGGAAATGGCAAGGATATTGTTTAAAGACCCAAGCTTAAGTAATTTAAACCAAGAGGCGCGAGTAGTTAGCGATTTCATAAAAGAACTAGAGCCCACAACCGCCTTCGAATCCCCAGACGAAGTTCCTACGGAAAAATACAAACCGCCTAAGACGTTCGACAAGACCTTATTCAAGGTAAACAAATACACTAATGGATCCATAAACAAAAACAAAATCACATCCAAGATACAAAAGAATATTGAGTCTTTAATCAATTACATAAATACTTATAGATTTTGTTATCAAATTAATACTTATGTTACGACAACAGATAGGGAACTATTTGAGTCAAGCTTCGTAAGGTATACTCACGATAAGCCAGATTTAACTCAAGAAGAGGTCGATCAATATATAGTTCTTTCTTCTGAGGTAGTAATCTCAGCCAGTATACAAAGGAGAAAGGAGCACTTGACTGGACTACTTGACGACATAGTGGAAGACGCTAACGGAAGGGCGTCAATGTCCCTAGTCGAAGCTATAGGGAAGACGGAAACAGAATACAACCAATCTGTTAACAGGCAGCAGAAGCTTTTGAACGATCTAAAAGAAAAGAGAAGTGATCGTCTCAAGAATCAAATTAAAGAAAACGCAAGCATATTAAATTTAGTCAAAGTTTGGAAGGACGAAGAAAGTAGGGTGAAACTCATCAAGCTCTCTGAGATAAGAAGAAAGAGCGTTAAGGACGAAGCGAAAAATCTGTCGTCTATGGATGAAATAAAAGCGAGAATCTTAGGTTTAGACGAAGATGAAATATGACAGAGCAAGAAGAAAAAAAAGTGATTTGTCAAAACTGCAAGAAACCCTTCGAGACGGAAAGGCAACTTCACGCCCATATTAAAGTTCATAAGCTGAGGGTGGTAGGATATTATCAAAAATATTACCCGAGACACGATCTTCACGATAAAGAAATCATTAAATACAAAACAAAAGAACAATATTTCTCCACAGACTTTAACTCTCGCACAAACCTACGCCTTTGGCTAAAAGAAAGAGCTCCTGAAGAGGCCGTAAACTATTGCGGGGAGCTTTTGACAAAAAGAAAAGAAAAGAAAAATTTAGTTTACACCCCTTCTCAGGTAGAGTTGAGAAGCATACTTTCTCCACCCATTCAATATCTTCATGGAATATTTAAAAATTATTATTCCTATTGCGAAAGGATTGGGTTTAAAAATAAATACCAATTTCCCACGGAAATCACAGAGGGGAAAGAATACGAAAAGCCCCAATACTCCATACATATAGACACAAGAGAACAACTGCCTTTAAAGTGGGATGATTATCGTACGCAGTCCATGACGTTACCTGTCGGGGATTATACGTTTAGCGAACCAAGGTTAACGTGCAACTGTTACATAGAAAGAAAATCTTTGGCAGATTTCATATCAACACTGAGCGTGAGAAATTTCGATAGATTTGAAAATGAGATTATCAGAGCGAAGAAGATGGAGGCGAATTTAATTATACTCGTAGAAGACACTCTAAGTAACGCCATGAGCTTCAAATACTTACCCTACATATCGAAGAAGATAAAAGTTACCCCGGAGTATATTTTCCATAACGTAAGGCAACTGATCCAGAAATACCCCCACGTACAATTCTTATTTGTTAAAGGGAGAAAAGAGTCAAAAAGAGTAATCGAAAAAATATTTTTTAGCGGCTGTTCCTACGTCAAGATAGATTTGCAATTGGCTTATGATTTAAAAATATTATAAACGACAATGAAAAAATATTATGTTACATATGAGCCCTGCACAGAAGACTTAGGTAAACATCCGGTAGATAAATGGGTCCAAGTGAATGATCCGACATCTCAAAACATATCATACCTATGCGGAGACTTACATGTTACAGACGTTAGTTTCGAGTATTTCCCACTTGAAGATAGTCATCCATGTATTAACAAGGTTAACTCGGGATTCGCGTTTGGATACATTTCTTACATTAATCAGAGTTGCGATATAGAATTAAACCCTAAACCAATTCCCAATACGACCCTATACAGAATGAAGTGGAAAATGTTTGGAGATCAATATAGATTTTGCATAGAAAATGAAAACGAAAAATATTCCGAAATGGATCATGTAGATCACCTGCTTCTCTTTAGGGGGATACCTTTTGTTTCTGGTCCTAAGTATAAAGGAAAATTAATTAATAAATAATAACGAAATGTGGTACTGTCCAGACAAATATAAAACGAAGAGAGACGAAAGCATTAATGAAGAGCTGCTGAAAATTAAGGGGAACCTTTCTGACAGCGAAGCTAAGTTAACGTTAGCTAAATTCTTAAACGGTAACTTGGGTCTTACGACCGAGCTAATCTCGGGGATTAAGTTGGCTCCATATCAAGAAATTACCCTAAAAGGGTTAATGGAAAAAAATTTCTCAATGTGCGTATGGGGTCGTGGTTGCGGTAAGACTTTTATTGCTTCAGTATTCTGCTTTCTTCATTGCATATTTAACCCCGGCACCAAGATATTAGTAGCGGGACCAACGTTCAGAACAGCTAGATTCATATTCGAAAGCTTAGAAAAGATAGTAGAGTCTGAGGGCGCGGAGCTTTTGATGCAGTGTTTCGGGGCGAAGTCTAAGAGGAACGATCAATTTCAATGGCAGATAAATGGAGGGACTATTACGGCCATTCCTCTTAACGGAGAAAAAATTCGCGGTTTCCGAGCTAACGTGCTCTTACTGGATGAGTTTTTGCTTTTGCCGGAAGATTTAATTAATACGGTTCTCATGCCTTTTTTGGTTGCCCCTCAAGACATGAAGGAAAGAATAGAGGTACGCGAAACAGAAGACGGGCTCATAGAGAAAGGCTTCATGAAAGAGGAGGACAGAATGGTCTTTGAAAATAACAGTAAAATGATAGCGCTATCCTCGGCAAGCTATACTTTTGAAAACTTGTATAAGACATACAAAGACTGGGTTAATCATATTTACAAAGAAGAAAAGGAGGACTCCTCTTATTTCGTGTCCCAATTGAGTTACGAATCCCTGCCAAAGCACATGATCGACCATACAATAATCGAGGCAGCTCAAGACGGCGGGTATTCTAACGCTTCGTTTCAGAGAGAGTATTGCGCTCAATTTACGGACGGAAGTGATAGTTATTTCAGCGCGATCAAGATGCATCAATGCACTGTTCCGGACGGGGAAGAACCAACCACTCTTGTAAGGGGCAAGTCGTCTAGAAAATACGTGATAGGCATTGACCCCAACATGAGCGATAGTCCGAGCGCGGATTATTTTGCCATTTCTGTAATGGAGCTAGACGAAGAAAAGGAATCTTCAACTCTTGTGCACAATTACGCTGGTTTAGGCAGTTTGAATAATCATGTAAAATATCTTAATTACGTATTAGACAACTTTGACCCAGAGTTAATATGTATCGATAACGCCGGATCAGACATGTTTCTAGAGGCTGCAAACCACTCCAAGTTATTTATAGACAATAGAATTAATTTGAAAGTTA